CCTCTTCTTCAGTTATCTCTTCTAATACTGGTGCGTCTGCTTCTTGTACTTCTGCTTGCGGTTGTACTTCTTCTTGTTCTTCTGTGGCTCCGGCGTTTTCATCGCCTCCCACCACTCTTGCTGTGTCAGTTTCTGTTTCTGTAGTTTCATTAGTTTCTTCGGTTACTATTGGTTTACTTAAGTCTACTTTAATAACGCTGTCATCTCCAGCGCTTTCAAACTTTGATTCGTCGATAGTATTTTCGACTGGTTGATCTACAGTTTGTTCAACTGTATCTTTAGTTTCTTCTGCCATAATAAAATTTTATAAAATATTAAAAATTAGTAGATTAAAGGTTATCTAACCCCGCTCCACCTGTTACTATATCATTACCTGATGATTCAAACTTTTTAATCTCTTGCCCCTTGTTTTTCATATCGGCAATTTTTTCCCGTGATTGTCTCTCACTATTTTGTAACTGAGAGTTTAAATCAAACTCTAACTGCATTAACTCTTTTTTAACTTCAGCTTCTTGTTGTAAGTATTGTATTTTAAATTGAGCCTTAGCTTGTTCTAGCTGTGCATCTGTCTGAGCTTTAGCTTGATTCTTCTGAACTTCAGCTTGAGCAGCTACTTGTTGTGCTTGAGCATTTGCTTGAGCTTGAGCTTGTATGTTCTGCTGTTGTATCATTTGATCTCGCTCTTGCTTTTTCTTCTTCTTAACCTTTAGTAATTGGTTAGCTAGCTTAACACTCCTTATTTCTCTAACATCTATAGCATCGTCTAAATCTATTAACCCTTGACTTAAAGCTACTTGTATGTTATTCTCTAGCATAGCTTTTTCCTCGTCATCAGGCATTAATTCTATAAATATACCAAAGTCATATAAGTGTAACTCTTTTAACTCTTCTAACGTAGCTACATTATGAGATCCTATAGCTCTTATAAAAGCTTCTTTAGTAGGTGAGTACTCTATAATATCAGATATTCTAAGTGATAAACACTCTGCTGCTTCAGCTGTTAAGTAAAGCATGGACTGCATTATGTGTCTAGTAGCTGTATTACTATTAGCAGCAGCTAACTTTTGAACTCCAACCAAAGCGTTCTTATCTGGCATACTACCATCTCTAGCTTCGTTAAGTCCGGTGACATCACGTATCATTTGAAGGTAGTAGTTGTATGTAGCTATTAATGTTTGAAGTTTATTACCACCACTACCGTTTTGTATTTGTTGTATAGGTACTTTGCCTGGGTTAATATCACCATCTGAAGTAAATGATCTACCAATAACCGAACCAGTTTGGAAGAACATATTTAAAGCTTCTTGCGGATTATAGTTTGTACCATTACCTAAATCTATTTCAGCTAAACCATCAGCATCTAAATAAACACCATCAGGAACCATACGGTTCATAACTTGCTGTATTTTTAAATGTGTTAACTGTATAGTATCTGCAAAACCTGTTATTCTACTAACTAAAGATTGTATTCTACCCTCGTACATTCGAGGCGCTACAATATTATAGTTCATTTTTACTTTACCAAAATCGGATTTAGACCTCATCATATTCGAAGCCATCTCCCATTTAAGTAATTTATCTGTTCCAAGAACTAAAACACCTTCATACATAACCTCTACCACTCTATCTAACCTAGAAAAATCACCATTCATATCAGTAGGAGGGTTGAATGTATCGTCTTTAACTATAACCTTATCAGCACCAGTACCAGTTTTCTTTATTTTATAAACATCGTTAGCGTTAGTCTTATAGTTAAAATATAAAACCGTTACTTCATTGTAACGTTGTTTAATTATAGAGTCTACATAAGAACTAGAATTTTTTAATAAATCAGCTACTTCAGACTCTGTTAAATCTGGGAACTCTTTTACTAGTTCGTTTATAGGTATAGTTTTAACCTCACCTACATAGTATATATCTTCAAAATACGGTGAATCACTATAAGAGTAAACTAAATTAGTAGGATCTACATACTCTACTTTAGCACCGTCGCTATAATTAAAACTAGTTTTAGTTGCGGCTATACCAATCGTAACTAAATCATATAAACACCTACGTTTAATTAAATCATAATCACAGCCTTCCATTAAAGTGTTTATAGCTTGCTCTTCAGCTATTTCAATAGCTTGCTTATAACTAAGTTGCATATGAAGAGCTAGCTCTTCCTCAGTATCTGGTAATGTTTCTTTATCGCTACTATATATATCCATACCGAAACCTTCTTGAACCATGTCATTATATTCTTTGGCTCTTATGTCTTCAAGCATAGACTCCATATACTCAGTTCTTTTACTCATACCACTTGGATCTTGAGAGAAAGCACTTATGTCATAACTCCTTTGAGACATACCATTGACAACAATATCTACAAACTTAGATATAACCGGTACAGGTTTCCAGTCTAGGTTTAAGTAGCTTAAGTCACCGTTTATAGATAACTCATTTTTATACTTCTCTATAGACTGCTCACCTCTAGCATATAGCCTTAGATTGTGAAAGTTATTCATACTATCACCGTACCTACTACGTTGACCATAACCTTTTCCATAAGCTGAAGTTTTGTTACCGAACCACTCTGTTTGAATAGCTCTGGCTACTTTCAACCCATACTCTTGTGTCATCTTTTCTAAATCACTTACCGCTTGCGACGGAAAGTTTACAACAGACTCTGTCATACTACTTTATTATTTTTGATGATATTCCTTTGTTATTATATTTAGATATACTTATACCTAGTGGTTGTCTTTTAGTTTCAGGATTTGGTCTATATAGATGTCTATTACAAGCCATGATAGCTAAACCAGTACTTATAGAAGCATCGTGTTTTGTTCTTTTGTTTATATCAAACTTACTCCAATCATTTAGTGTATCGTTGAAGTACATAGTACCGTAAGTACCATCTTCAAGTAAACCTACATGATCGTTAATATACATTTCAATAGCTGCAGCGTGTGCTTGCTTTATGTCTTCACTAGAGTTTGGCATACCACCAACTTCTCTTTCTGCTACAGATAATTTATTCCATATTTTATCTGGTCTGTTCATGCTAAAACCTCTATAACCTCTACGTCTTAAGTAGTATAGTAATCTAGGTTTGTTATTCTCCGCGAGTATTGGCATACCATAAAACACTAATGCCATGAGCACATCCTCAAAAAATATCTCTGCGGTTTGTGGTCTAGCTAGATATTCTAAAAAGAAAGTGTTAGCTGGAGCATCTTCCATGCTAAACTTAGTTAAACCGTGCAAAGCACCTTTAGATCCTTTATTATCAACAGTACCTGATATGTCGTAGCTATCACAACCAAATGCACCAACGTGCTCATTACCTGGGTATTTAATACCGTTCTTTAGTATTACATTATTCTGCATGTTACCGTTAGGTACCCAGCTAACTTTAAACCTACCATTAGGATCGGGATTGAAACTTACTTGAGTGTCTTTAACACCATTAGCCCATTGGAAATTACCCGTAGTAAGGACTGAAGAGTTTCTATTACCTTCATTGTAATCGATCTGTTCGTAGATTTTAATGAGGTTGAATAATGAGTTTTTAGTCTCGTCTCTAAATGCATGCTCTTCTGTTCTAGGAAACTGTCGATAAAATTCGTTTAAAGCATCTTGATCATCTTTCAAACCTTCTACTTCATTATCCCAGTAATCAACAACTCCTATATCTATTAATGTACCGTGTGGCCCTCGCCTGTCATAGTCTGGTGTATCAAAAACTGGAAGTCCGAACTCGTCAATAAATCCTTCATAGTTCCACTCCATTGGGATAAACAAAGAATATAAACCAGACTTCGTCTGACCATTTCTATTTCGCTTGGTAACATCTGAATCATTGTAAAGTTTTTTAAAGTTATCACCACCTTTATCCAAAGCATTTGATGTTGATCCCATCATACACTTACCCACTATTCTACCACCTAACCTTAAACAAGTTTTAGTTACTCTCCAGTTGTTAAGTATGTTATCAGGCTTTTCCCACTTACCACTTTCATCATGTACTAACAAAGAAAGCTTTTCACCATCGTAACTATTATCACCAGTATTCTTCCAGTCGATAGTAGTATCAAGGCCTTGCATATCATCTTCAGCCTCGTTCTCTCTCATCTTTTTTCTAGTAAACTTCTTAGCTGGTATACGATAAGCTAACTCTGACTTTGGACGATCCATACCATCTTGTATAGGCTTAAAGAAAAACGGATAATTAATACTTATAGGTACTATCTTATCCGTAAACATCTTCTTAGCATCACTACCGCTTTTTGATAACACCCCAAATCTACTATCACTTGCTAAAGTGGCTAAGTTAACGGTTTCAGCCGAACTCATAAAAGAAAATCCAGAACGTCTATTTTTAAGGTAGCACATTCCGTAACATCTTTGATCAGCTTTACACGCCTCCCAAAATATAAAAAATAATCTATTTGCTTCTCTAAAGTCTGGAGCACCAACATCAATTTTACTCCACTGCAAATACATATAGTAACTACCAGGTAAATACGTTGGCGTACCATTATTCATAAACCAAAAGCCATTTTCTCTTCTGCTAAACTCTTGGTCGATGTAACTATAATATGTTTCTTTAAATTCTTTAGGATAATCATCCCAATCAAACCTAGTTTTTATTTTAGAAAAAGCTTCTGGTATATCAAACCTACTCCACTTCTGTTCACTCTTTTTATTGGAGTAACTAAATACTTCTTTAGGTTGTTTAGGTAAAGCTATTTTTAAACCTTGTATCTCTAGTATTTCACCTATCTGACCAGACTTAGATATTACAACTACATCACCTTCTTTATCATAGCCATACTTCCACTTCTTACCTTTGTTAAGCCTATTAATGGTAGTAAGTTTAATTGGCTCTACTACTTTATATAACGTTTGCTCGTACATCACTTACTTCTTCCTTCAGCAAAACCTTGAAACTTAGGCTTAGTTTCTTTGGGTTTTTCTAAATCATTTATTATTCTCTCTTCTTCTTCTATTCTAGTTAAAATTTCAAACGCATCGAATATTGCTAGCTTCTTAGTAGCAGCAGCATTTTTAAGTCTGTCAGCAGATATATCATCGTCTGAGTCTACTATAGGTTCTTTAGCTACTTTAATTAGCTCTTCCACCGCTTTCCGCCCAGCTTGGATTATATTCTTCTTCGTCTCCTTTATACTCATATTCAATTGTAATAAAATTATTCATAACTCTGTACAGCCTCTCACCATCTACAATAAACTCATACTCACTGCTAGGTCTAAAACCTACTAGCTGTGTAGGTAGAAAAGCCCCGTCGGAATACTTAACTATCCCGACTAAAGGTTTTTCTGGAGTAAGATCATAATTGTTTTGTGATTTTATAGGTTTAACGAACGTAAACCCAGGCATTGCAACCCATTGACCATCTCTTTTGTACATAAACATTTGGTCTTCAGAAACAAGGTATTCATCTTCATTAAGAAAACTTCTACTATTTTTCTCTATACCTTTAACATTATGCCATCTTCTAAATACGTTATGATGTAGTATAACTATATCACCTTCTTTTAATCCTTTAGGATTATGTATAGGTGTTGATATTATAGTAGCTTCCCTATTTACGTATTGATGATTAAATACTTCAGTGTTAAGTATTAAACTTTTATCTCCTACTTCTACTGAGTTATTATATCTATCACCAAGAGGTTTAACTACAAACTCAAATATAGGTTTCATTAGTAGTTAAGATCGTATTCAACTGAAATTGCCATGTTCTTATTGAAATCCTTCCAAGGGATAACAACATCTTTTTTCCTGATATATATAGAGTACTTTTGTTCTTCTTCTAATATATCACATATTGTATGACCACCATAGACATCTTGACCTACAGAGTAATGCATGGCATCGTTCTTGTAGTCTTTACCTATAGTAATCTTTCTAATTACGTGGCTCTCCATCCTTAGGATAGTTTATAGTACCATCGTTTATATTAACATCAGCAGTACCGTAGTTCTTTTCTAACTCAGCTTGCATTAAAGCCGCTTCATCTCTTACCATAGCTAACTTATGTAAGTATGTATGTTTTTGAGCTTCTAATCTACCAACTTCTGATTGTAGTGAATTTATATTAGATACTACTTCGTTTAACTTCTTTAACTCTTCGTCAGTTACTTTTTCAGCTTTAGCTTTTAAGTCTACAACTTTTTCTTTTGTTGCCATAATTTAATTTAATTTTATTTTTTTGTTTTCTCTATCGATCTACCACCGAAGTAAGCACCGATAACTGTTATTAATACTAATTGTAATAAGTCAGTCCACTTCTGCTCTACAGTAAAAGCTATAGCACCAGCGTCGATAAATATCATTAACACTGTTGATACAACTAGAAATATAAGTACTAATGGCCTAACGTTTTTTGATAACCAAGAGTCAGACTTCATATCTGCCTCCCAACGATTAGTCACCTGCTTTTGCATCTCTAACTCATGGTTAGATATTAACTCTTTAATTTTCTGCTGTGCAGCTAACTTCTCTTCTTTAGAAGTGGTGAGGTCATCTAAGACCCCACCAACATCTTTAATAAGTTTACCTGCTCCAGTAGATAATACTTTCTGCAGCAACCCCATTTACTTTTTCTTTTTGTTCTTCATCAACTTAGCAGGTGAATCTTTTTTCATCAGCTTTGCAGGTGAATCTTTTTTCATTAACTTCATAGCCGCTGGCTTAAGCATTTTAGCTGGAGATGCTAAGATTTTATCTCTCAACTCTTTTGGTAAGTTTTTTTGTTTACCAACTAAAGCTTTTTTAGCAGGAGATTTTTTCATCAATTTTGCTGGAGACTTTTTCATCATCTTAGCAGGTGCTTTTTTCATCATGATTGTTTGTTTTTAATGTGTTTGTACATTGATTTTCCTAGGAGCTCACCAAATTTACTATCAGTCTTATAGTGGGCGTGAGCCACTCTCCTACTATAAGATATTTTTTTAGCTAACTTTTTAAAGTCTTCTCTTTTGCTAGGGTACTGATCACCTAATACACCAGCTATTAAAAACGCTTGGGCTGAGTGACCAGAAGGATAAGACATTGTTTTCATAGACTCCATCTCTATATCTTGCATGCTTATATTCATTTTACCAGCGACGTTCTTAGGTCTAGGTCTATTAAAATAGTTTTTCAACTTTAATATTATAGGTGCTGACTCAGCTATAAGCTCAGCAGCAATAGTCTCATCGTAATCTTTTAAGTTTTTCTTTACAGCTAATTTTTTAAAAGCTTTTTGCAGATCATCATGATCTTTAACAAAATCTTTATTTAAAGGTATTTTGTTAAGCTCTTTAACTTCTAGCATAGTGTCATAAGAACTATCACTAGGTGGCTTCATGTTTTTAAACTTAGATACATCAAAGTCCTCAAAGAATTTATTAGTTATCGCTTTATTAGCTTCTTGCTCCCAAGGAAAAACATTACTACCTTCTAGGTAGAACTTACCATTGTATTTTATTTTACCATCTTTTCTCTCATAGTCTTTACCTCTGTAAGTAACTTTATCATCGGTATAAGACAAGACACCATTCTTTATTTGCTTAGCATGAAAAGACTCATGAGCTACTACATCTTTCTCTAGTTGACTACCTTTCTTTATAGAGCTGTCTATGAATATACTCCCATCGATATTAGCTTCACCTAGTATACCGGTATCTAAATTCTTTCTAAATATAGGAGTGTTTTTATTCATCTGTCTTTATCTTTAATCATATCATCAATAGCCTTATTCATAACTTTGTCTGTATAAGATTTATTATTATAATAAGGATTTTTAATTGAAACAGGTATATCTTCTTCACCAAGTAAGATTTTGTAAATCCTGTTTATCATATGATTACACTTAAATGACGTTTTGTAAATTGCATACTTCATTGTTGTGCGATTTCTTTCTCGCCAAACATCTATCCAACCATCTCTACGTAATCTTTCCCAACGATGTTTATCCCAAGAGTACGCATATACACCGTTTATGAATTCATCTCTAGTAAATCTATTTAAACAGTTTAAGTATATTAATAATTCTAGATCAGCGTCTTTTATATTGTTAGCCTTGCATACCCACTTGCGTACTATTCTGTAATACTTAAATAGTTGTATTTGCTTTATATCATCAGCTGTTATCCTCATCTACTAATACTACATCTCTAAGTTTTATAACTCTATACATGACACCATCATAATCTATATCATGACCAGCATGTTGATCATACATAACTAAGCTGTTTACTTTTATAACTTCAGCTAGATTACCCACAGATACTACCTTAGCTTTTTTATATCTATTATCGATGTCTGTATCATCTGTAAGTAGAAGACCACCTGATGTAGTCTTCTGCTCTTTAATCTTCTCTATGACTATATAATCATTAACTGCCTTCATTGATACGTATATTTGAAATTACACAATCAGCGGACATGATAGTCAACGCTACTGACACAGCGTTCTTCAATGCTGTTTTAGTTACTAGTACTGGATCTACAATACCTACTTCTATCATATCAACAGGGAAACCTGTTACTACATCAATACCACGACCTGGTCCTTGTGTGTTTTGAAACTCATTATAACCAGCGTTTGATAATATAGTTTCGTATGGTGCTTTACATGCTGAAAGCAATACCTCGCCGGCTTGCCCGGTTAAAATTTTTTCTGCAGCATTTAACAGCGCTACACCACCGCCAGGTACTATACCTTCTTGCAAAGCAGCTTTAGTAGCATATATAGCATCTTCAACTCTATCTTTCTTTTCTTTAAGCTCAACCTTAGAGTCAGCACCAACTTTAATAACACCTACGCTACCTGATAATGTAGCTATTCTTTGCTCTAGCTTCTTCTTAATAAAACCGTTTTTCTCTTCAGCCACCATATTCTTAACTTCTTCTATCCTTTCTAGTATATCTGGAGTAGCAGCATCCATTGTTATAGTAGTACTCTTGTCGTCGGTGACAGCAAAGTCAACTTCACCTAAATGTTCAGGTGTTATAAGGTCTAGATCATCACCTAGTTCTTCGTTAATAACAGTGGAACCAGTTAATATAGCTAGATCTTCCATAGCGTCTTTACGTGTAGGGCCAAAGCCTGGAGGATCAACGATGTTTACTTTAATATTACCTTTAACTTTATTCATTAATAACGCAGATTTTACCTGCTGAGACACCTGAGCTACGATTAATAACGCTCTACCTTGTTTAATAACATGCTCAAGTACTCCTTGTATCTTACGTATATTAGGTATTTCAGAGGAAACTGTAAGTACATATGGATTATCTAGCTCACATATGTGTTTTTCTGTGTTAGTTACAAAATGTGGAGACGTAAGACCGCAGTCTATTTGCGCACCGTCCACTATTTCTACGTAAGTATCTTCAGAATCACTAGTTTCCATCAAAACTACGCCGTGTTTCCCTACTTTTTCGTAAGCTTCTGCGATAATAGCACCTAATTCTTTGTCATTATTGCAAGATATAGCTGCAACAGAGTCTAACATATCGTCTTTTACCTCTATTGACGTAGAATTTAAGTGCTCTAACACTTCTTCTAGGCAATTATTAACCCCATCTTTTATTTCTCTGATTGATAATCCTGCAGCGACGGCAGAATCTATAGATTTTATTAGCGCTTCGGCTAATACGGTGGCAGTAGTTGTACCATCACCTGCTTCTTTTACTGTATTACGGGCAGCTTCTTTAATTAAAGTAGCACCCATGTTTTCGACCGGGTCAAGCAAGACTACGCTTTCTGCAACGGTTACACCGTCTTTTGTTATGACCGGTTTGCCTCGTCCATCTTCGTAAATCACGCATCGACCTGATGCACCTAATGTAGACTTCACGGCTTGCGCAAGCTTGTTAACTCCGGTGATTACTTTGCTTTTTGCTTCGTCACCGAAGTCTAGGCTCTTAACCAACTCGCTTGGTAGATTGTATTCCATAATGTGGTATTTTATTAAATTAAATTAAATTATCGATGTGTTTATTTGAATGTCTTTATAACTTTCGGTCCGTTAACGAACTCCAGTTTTTTACCAAAGTGTTCGACACTGCCATCGATAGCAGCTTCAGCTCCATCAAGAGTTTCTCTTCTTGTAACATCAACCCACTTTTCTTCGTCGTTTGGGTTGTTGACTTCTGTTTGATAGTAGCCATTTGGTAATTGTGTTATTCTCCAGTTCTTTTTATCAGCTAAGTGTTTCCACTCGTTGATCTTGTCTTCCGACACGTTAGGTCGGCCAGTATTTAGTGTACTGGTTTTGTAGTAATAATAGGTCATTTTAATTGTTTTTGGTTTATAATTGTTTTACTTATCAGTATAATCACATTTACTTTTTATAATTTAAAAGTGTGACAATAGCCTGTTACTAGGTAACTTATAAGGCTAATGTCATAGTTTTTCGTATTATAAATTTTGGGGTAGGGTGTAGCCCCCCTCCCCCTATGGCGCCCCCCTTCGCCAAAAACGCATTTTATTTACCCAGCCCCACCCCATAATAATATATTATATCGATTTTTATATATATAATATTTTATATATAACTAAATTTTATACAAACTAAATACGACTTTATAAAGATAATATATTTGAATTTAAAATTAATAACTAACTTAAATATTTTAACTATGTCAAATTCAACTTTAAAAACTAATCGCTTTGTTATTCGCAAATCTTTAATCGGTACTAATACTATTATTACCTTCACTACTAATAAAGGTAAGACAGTGTCTTATAATCACGACGAAGTGTATAATACTCACAAAGATAGGTTCGAGTCGATGAACTGCTTCGCGAAGTATAAATCATACACTAACTCGAATAATATACCAGCGTTCGCTAGAGATTTAGCGATCTAATCTCTCGACGGGTATTCCCTGGTAATCGCCCGTGGGAAATAATTAACTTAAATTTTAATACTATGAATACTTTATCTCTTTCTGAAATCGCTAAAAAACACCTATCAAACTTAGGTATTAATGATTTAACTAATTACACCGTTGAAGAACGTAATAAGTTTTGGTGTACTGTCAACGCTGAGTATATCGCTCAGTTTGATAATTTACAAAGTTAATACGACTAACGTTGGATAATATAACTGAAATTAATCTTAAATCTAACTAACTATGAAAATACTTAGAACTTTCACCTGTGAAATTACAGGTACTAATTGTCAAATTGTAGAATTACCTAACGGTAATCAAGTATGTCAAGAGGTTGAATTACCAACTCCTGACGAACAAGAGGCAGAAGCTCTTTGTATAGAGTATTTATTAAACTAAATAACATTACTATGATAGAAATTATATTTATCTCCGCTATTCTTCTTCATTATAAATTAACAGAAGATAATTACAAGTAGAGAGAAGTCGCGGAACTACTCTTAACTAAAATAAATAACTAAACTAAATATCCACTTTATGCTAAATACTTACATTAGAAATATTAAGTCGTTTTATAGAAATAACTACTCTTATTTGACTATGTTGAAATATACTGCTCGGTTTATACTATGTAATATATTTGGTAAAAAATACGTAAAATAATTATGACTAAAATAAATACTAAAAATCTAATTTGTTGTCGAGTAGAAAAGAAAACTCTTGACAATATCACTAAAGCTATAAATGCACTTAAATCAGTGGAAACTGACGAGTTCTATTACAACTACGAGTTATCAGAAACTGCTCGATACTTTAAAAATTACTTAGAGGAAATACTTACAGAAGTTAATAAAAAAATCACAAACTAAACACGAACAAGTGTGGATAATATACATGTAACGAAATTAAATTAATAACTAAATAAAAACAACTAAATTATGTCAAACTTATTAAAGTCAAAAAGATTTGTAGTACGCCAATCTCTAATCGGTAAAGATACCAATGTTGAAGTATCATTTAAAAACGGTAAAACAATCACTTATTCTCACGATAAAGCGTTTGAGATTATGAAGTCAGCACTCGAAAGTATGAACTGCTGGGAAAAGTATAAGTCATACACTGCGACTAATAATATACCAAAAGTACTTCGTGATACCGATGCGGTGATTTCCTCTGAAGAAGTTGAAGTTGAAGTTGAAGCGTAACACTACGCAAGTAGCCCAGTTAGTTCCACTTGTTCCCTGGTAAATCAAATATGAACAAGTACACACGGAAGTGTATTGGTAGCTCTGATGGTATTACCAAGTAGTAATAATATAGAGTGTGGTTCGATTCCACCGCTTCCACTAGAAATTATTAACTTATTAAATTAAATTATTATGCAATTACACTGTAAACTTTGTGGCAAAGATGTCACTATGGAAACTGAGTTTCAAACTCGACCACCATTTAAAATTATTAATAACCATATGTGTGAAGCTAAGCGAGCTAAACAAGAAGCAGCGAAAGTTAAAGCATTAGAATCAGGAATTATATTATGAGAGATGAATTAAAAGAAACTTTAGTAGAACTAATTGAAAGCGATGAGTTATCAACTAGTCAAATGCAGTGGATATTAGAGTATATTCAAGGTAATGGTTATACAAACTAAACACGATTACTCGTGGATAATATAAATGTAAAACGTAAAATAAATAACTTATGAGAGTACTAAAAACAGTAAGAGAAGATAGTTGCATCTATCTTGAAGAAGACTTCGCAGGAGTTAAAGTATCAACTAAATGGCGACCATATGCAGTCGGTGAATTACCAAAAAACTTTGGTTGTAGAGAATATCAAAGCGATGTTGAAGGAATTGATGAGTGGTTTAACTATAAAGGATATACTTATGTCAGAGATGAACGATAGAAAGTTTACTCACGATGAAGTAGTACAAGTTGCAGGTGAGTACTTAAAATGTAAGAAAACTGGCAAGTGGGTTAGTGCTACTAACGTAGAGGATTATGAAAATGAGTGGATTAATATAGAAATAGAGCAATTTTATGAAAGACAAGCAGACAAATACTATTAACAGGAAATCTAAAAAAACTATGACAGTAAGTGAATTAAGAGGAAAACTAAAAGAGCAACTAGAGTCACACGACTGGTTCTATGAGTTCTCAGATGATAATCGATACTACGAAGCAGGTCAGCAAGAGTTTCTAGACATATGGAAAACTATTGAAGATATGAAAGAGTTTGGTGAAAACGAGTTTGATTTAGCAATCGAGATGTTTAAACTACATAAACCAATAGTGGAAACTCCAATAGAAAGAAGTTGTGCTACATAATACAAATTAAATACGACCACTTGTGGATAATATAATAAACGATAAATTATGAAATGTAGATGCACAGCGGTAATACCGCAAGGTAGATTAGACTTAGGTTACAAGACATGTATAAACTGTTCGACAACAGCTCGTTATGCCTGTGTACCAATCACTAACCACAAAACCGGTAATACTATACAGCTTGTAAGCCAAGCTACCGCTGAAGCAGTCTACAAAGCAAGTCGTCGTAAAGGTTACGGCACTTGTTTAAGATGAGTGTAAGTTTAGGTAATCGATTTAAAACTAATGCGCCTAAATCTTGCACTTCTTACCTGAGTAGCTCAACTGGATAGAGCAACGCCCTTCTAAGGCGTAGGTTATGAGTTCGAATCTCATCTCGGGTACTAAAAATTAAGAATTATGAAAAATTTTAGAGTAATAAAACCAGTAGAAGATGAGCACAGAGAAGACTTATATAATGAATTAATACAAGAATTCGATTACTTAACTGGCTACTGTCTTACTGGTGATGAAGTACAAACTATTATATCTGATATGGTAGAGTTTGTAATTTACAAAATGAATACGAACACTCATGGATAATATCTATGAACAAATTAAATTAAAACTATGTATATAACAGTATTAGACTTTACAGAAGGACGAGTGTTTCAATATGACGTTACAGTAGACGAAGAAAATGGTTGGTTAGATCACCCTAATGCTTCTGAATCTATTGAAAGCTTTTTAATCGGTGAAGGTCACAGATTAACAGATTGCGAGTGGATGTCACACTCAGATGGTGAAATAATAACAGATAAAGCAGAGATATGAGTAACAGATACTTAGATGAAGCTGGTAAAATAACTAGCAAGCAAATTGATACGACTATAAAAGATCGCACTGATGCACTTGGTTTCTTTAAACTAATGGGTATCAAGGAGATAACTACTAGTCGTCAGAAGAAAAATGGTACAACAGTTTATGAGTTACCTATTAGTAGATTAAGTTATACTGGTAAAAATACTAAATACAAGTACGCTATTTACGAATCAGGTTACATACGAGATGTTAGTGATTACAACTCTTCTCCGTGGTATATTAATAAAAGATATGAGACTAACGAGATGTATTGGAATAGTTATTACAAAAAATACACTAAATATAGAACTAGTAAGCCAGCTTTTATTGGTAACTTTGATGACCAACTTGTTTACTTAGCTAATTATATACTTAAAAATCGCTATAGAAATAACTTATATAGCTGTTGTGACTGGAATATTGAGCAAATGAAAGAGTGCTGTGAGTATAGATATAAGCATAAATGGGAAGGTGAAATGATAACTATAACTCGCGATGAGTATAATCAGTTAAAATATAATAACCCTCTTGCTAGAACACAAGATGATGTACAAGTAATTATTAACGGACAAAGATATAATTTATCATGAAATTAACAGAACAAGAGATGGAAACTGCTAAATGCACTCTAATTGATGAGGTATCTGACTTTATATTAGCTAGAGTATGCGATGTAATGTACGAAACTGCTAACATTAGTGGTGAAGAACTAAATTTAGAGCAAATAGACGAAGTAGTAACCAGTGTTTTTAAAGGACTTTATTATGAAAAAGAGGAAACTAAACAGTAAAAACCCAAAGTATCAACCAAAATCTACTAAAGTAGTAGAAAATAAACGACATGAGTTGATTTGTACAGTGAAAGGTGTGAAAGTATATGCTACTTTTACAGACTAAATACGATTGCTTATGGATAATATATTAAATTAATAACAAATGGACAGAGTACAATTAGAAAACAGAATTAAAGAACTTACAGTTCTTATCGAAGAAGCAAGCGGTAACGTTAAAAACTTAGTTGCAGAGCAAGAGGCATTTACTAAAAGATTAGAAGATTTAAACAAACCTAAGTTATCTCATGCGCAAATGGATCAAGTTCAGCATGTTGTTGAGTCAGCCTGTGAAACATTTGACATAGATGTTAGTGATTGCGAACTAGAATTAGAGCTTGATTACGATAACAGAGTTTCAGTTAATCACTTAGACTGGTCAAGATGTCAAGAAGAATTAACTCAACGCATTATGGATCGCTTAGAAAACGTCTTTGCAGTTGGTGACGACGTTGATGTAAACGTAGAGTAACTGTCGCTTTAAACACTCAGGGAGGAGATATTAAAGCAGGTTACAGCCCAAGTATAATGGATATGAAAAGTGGTTCGACTCCACCTTGGTCACTAAAATTACAAATATGAGAAGATTAATTTATGATTTGTACTACTCAGAAGAGATCTCTGTAGATCTTTGTGCTAGATTAATAGACAAATTAAACGAAGAGTCTGAAAAACGACGTAAAAAACGTAGATATTAACCTTAAATAAACAAAATCTATGGAAAACCTATGGAAAAGACTGAAGCCAGCGGTCAAAACTAAAATACTGGCAGAGAAAGAAAGATACCCTTATTTAGTTGAGGATGTTAAAAATCAATTAGAAACTAACAAATTCTGGACTGATTTACCTATCGGTACAGCGAGACAAGTTGTTAATTTTTCACATGATAACTTCTATGATGTATCTATGAACGACTTTGTGTGGGGTGATTCATTTATTAAAAAAGCATAATATGACTAAAACTAAAGAGCAAAAAGTACCAAAATGGTTCGAAGGAGAAGTATACGAACAAGGAGGAACTGTAAGAAATCCTTTCAGTGGAGAAGAGTACGAATTAAATGGATTAGAGCTATCAATTTACGACATGATAATGGGTGCTCAAATGTATATCGAGATGAGGTATCACGGTGATATGTTTGACGAGAGAACTGCTCCAATGCAGGAAGATATGCGTAAAGGTTTAGACTGGTTTCGCACTCATAATGCTAAAGCGTATATGGTCTTACTGGACTAATATGAGTTGGCAAATAATAGCAATACTATCAATATATGCACTAGGTGCTGTAGAAGTTAGGCAAAGAAAAGTTAAAATAAAATGAAAGCATTTACAATTAAAGAGTACATTGTTAACGAGCTAGGTAAACAACCTAGACATAATCTATATTCTCTAGCTAGTGCTATAACAGATATAGCTGAAGAACAAGATATGAATGAAGATAAGTTAATGAGATTACTTCTAGCTAACGAACCTGTAGGTATGTCACATAGCTATGGGTTTCACACTAGATGGGGTAGATTTATTATTGAAGAAACACAAAACAGATATTATGAGTACGAGAGCGATTATTAGGTTCGCTACACGCGAATCAGGTGTATCATTTAGTGAGCACCCGGAAAAGTGGCACGCACAGTTATACAAAAATCGTGACGGTCACCCTGAGTCACTAGGTTTAGATATTGCTAATTCAATAGTAGATGGAGTAGGTCTTGATGATATAGAAATAGATAGTCTAGATACCAAACGTGGTAATCTAGATTATATATACTATATTTGGCAGCACTACAATAAATCTACATGGATGAGTATATTTAAAGTTGGTGATGAAGTTGTATGTGATCAACCTGACTGCTGTAGAACATTAGTATCAAGAGAAGATAAATGTATATTTGTAGGTGAACCTATAGATTTACAAGATCAATTACGTGATGGTGGTTTTGACTCAGTGGTTAAGACTACATCATACTAATACAAACTAAATACGATTAGTATAAGATAATATGACAAACGAACAATTTAATAAACTAGGTACTCGAATAGCTGAAGAGCTAATACGTATAGGTAGAGAGGCTGGTGGTATAGCTCACATAACTGAAAACGATCTTGATCATGCAGTTGGTGAGTTAGCTAGATGTATTACTCTATTAAATATGTATGAAGAGAGAGAAGAGTACGAAAAATGTGCAATTATGAAAATGAAAATTAAAAGTTTGCGACAGCAAATAGGTGATATAGAACATGAAGGAGGTACAGATGAGATATAAACCAATGTTGGCTTATCCAGTCAGTGATAAACCAATAGATTACCAAATTAAAAACTTTATACAACCAAAACTCGATGGTGTACGTTGTGTTATACAGTGTGAATACGAGTATGTAAAAGGTAAATACCACGGTAATATAATTAGAGCTTACTCACGTACAGGTAAAGAGTGGAAGAATATTGATCATATATTGTTCAATCTTAAAGGTTTCTTTCAATTAAACCCAGGTGCAATACTTGATGGTGAGCTTTACAACCACGAGTTAAAAGATGATTTTGAAAAGATTATCTCTTGTGTACGTAAAACTAAACCTACAGACGAACATAGACGTGAATCTGAAAACTTAGTACAGTTTCACTGCTATGATGTTATACTAGAGGATGTACCAACCTTTGAAAGACCTAACTTTGATGTAAGATCTGAGTGGATACGTATGAACGTACCACAAAATATGTATATCAAACATGTAGATACTCATGAGATTTATGCTGAAAAGTATGCTAAAGATATAAATGATATACACTTATCTAAAGGTTACGAAGGTTCTATATTACGTACTAACTCACCATATGAGTTTAAACGCTCGCATAATCTACGGAAATTTAAGAATTTTCACGATGCTGAAGCTACTATTATAGGTTGGGTTGCAGGTAAAGGTAAACGTACAGGTACTATTGGTAAATTCTTAGCAATGGATGCTGATGGTAATGAGTTCGGTATGCCTGTTATGGATAAACAGAAATACTTAGAAGATAACTTTGAAATAATGCAAGGATGGGTAGGTAAGAAAGCCACGTTTAAATACTTCGAGCGTACTAAAGCTGGTAGTTATCGTCACCCTTTGTTTAAATGTATAAGAGATTACGAATAAGATATGGTAGATTTAGGTATGGGTGCGATGGTGTTAGGGTTACTAATACCAACGAACAACTTAATATTAAGTGTATATAAATATAAACCACACTTCGGTATGGGTATACCTGCTATGAGTGTTTTTGCAAACGCTGTAGTAGTATTATCTTGGGGTATATGGTTGAAAGAATATGCATATGATACTAAGTTATTTATAGGTGGTATACTGTTAGCAGTATTTACATCTATGATTATCAAGTTAAACAAGTTAATAAAGATTAAATAAACATGAAGCAAGACCTTAAAAACCGTATTGAAGAGTTTAATCGAATTAAATACAGTAAAGATGATTCTAAAAGAATCATTGTTGCGACATTACAAGTGGACTGTGACAAAAGCCTAATTAATAAAATAGTAACAGGCTAATGTCACACAAAGATATACATAGAAATCTTGACTGGTTGCATCGTAGAAGAATAGTTACCAGGCTAGATCCTAATACTCGTATAGAACCTCCGACCCTAGAAACAGGTCAGTACTGGTTTTACGAGGAGGGTACTAATTCTGCGTATGATCTTTTCAAGAGTAAGGCTAAAATTAACACATTTAAAAGTCTTAAGTGGCACTTGCTAGTACTATGGTATTTAAACCCTCAGTTAAGTGTAGATGATTTTACAGAATTATCTAAATTTATAGCTGATAAATCAAATGGTTTTTGTACCTTTGCTATGTCAGAGTCACAATTAGATAGAGTTATACACGATGTTTACATGTGCGATCTTGATGCTCCACCTAAGAATAAATTACGTAAAGTAATATTTAAAATGGGTTGCGGTATTGAGAAGCATGATAAATTAGCTATAGTAGGTAAATTAGTTGGTAGATCAAAAAGGATCCATGCTGATGACATTTATGAATGCATGATAGGTTTACATGATAACAATCAAAAGATCACGATACGCGCGATCTCTGAAGCCTTAGGATGTTCATCTCGTACTGTGCATCGTAATATGTGTAATGAATTAAAAAGAGAAAAAGAATTGTTAAATTATAAGACATGAAAAAATATAATGTACAAAATTATATTAGATACAAAGAAGATGTAAAAGACTGTATAAGTAGAATACCAGGTAAGTTCTGGGATGAGTATACTAGAGATGAATTAATAGTTACATTTTTACCTTTAGTAGAAAATTTAGCTAGGAAGTTTCCAACTTCTCAACAAGCAACAGGAGTTATGAGTATTAACGATCTTATACAAGAAGGTAGTGCTGGGTTAATAGCAGCTGTAGATAAAATCATATGGTCAAACATAACTGAGTCTGAAGATCCAGAGAAGACTATAAAATCTTTTTTATCTAAACGTATACGAGGTGCAATACGTAGAGGTATTGATATGAACAGAGGTACAATGCGTATACCTGAACATAAGCTAAATGAAATACGTAAAGACTTTGGTGAAGATAAAAAAGCTGTAGCTTTATTTTTCAACTCCGTGTTTTTAAGTATTGATAAACAAGATGATGATACTAATGTAGTTTACGATATACCAGATAAATCAAAAGAGTACAACAAAGATCTTTTATTAGCTTATTTAAAAGGATTAATGATGGAACACGTAAGTCATAAAGAATACCAAGTTATAAGATTATCTTACGGTCTTGATTGTGATAAGCACTCCGCAAAACAAATAGCTGAAATATTAGGTATAAAAGGTAGTAGTTCTTATGTGCGTGTTTCACAGCTAAAAAAGCAAGGAATACAGAAGTTAATAGACAACGTTTCTTACTCGCAAGTGGTTGACTACCTGTAACTTAAGTGAAAAATAAATGTTAAATTTGTGTATCTATGTGTAATTATATAGGTACCGATAAACCTAAAACCAATGGCAGAATTAACGAAAACATTAGCGGTTATTCAAACCGAATTAAAGGCTAAAAAGTCTTCATACAATTCCTTCGGAAAATACTATTTCCGTAAAGCTGAAGACATCCTAGAAGCGGCAAAACCGTTTCTCACAAAGCATAATGTGTACGTCAAAGTTGATGAAGAAATTATCAGCGTTGATCCTGTACCGATGATGCAGTCCACCGCCACTATTTCTAATGGCAAAGATTCAATAACAGCAACAGCAATTGTAGGTGTAGACCTTAATCAAAAAGGTATGCAGACCTCACAGCAGTTTGGTGCAGCTTCTACTTACGGTAAAAAGTATGCGCTAGGTAATCTATTTCTTATTGATGATACTGAAGATGCAGACGCTACAAATAATCATAGCACTACACCTACGGTGAATAAGAAAAAGATAACTGATGCTCAAATGAAGAAGGCTATAGAGTTTGTCAGTGGCGGTGGAGACATCAAGGCTATACTAGCTAAGTATACAATGTCAACTGCACAGCTAACTGAGTTGAAAAAACTAGTAAAATAGTATGAAAGAAGTATACGAAAAATTAAGGAACGACGAGCATTATTACGGTGATTATGGTAAGCAGTTTCTAAGTAACTCAGATATATCTACGTTACTTAAAAACCCAAGAGACTTACATAAGCCTCGACCGTCTTCTCCAGCGTTTTTAGTTGGTGGTTATTTCCACACAGCTATATTAGAGCCTGATAAGTTAAACAGGTTTAAAATTATAGATGCAACAACTAGGAACACGAAGAAGTATAAGGAAATATCCGACGGTGAGATCTGTTTGTTGCAGCACGAAGTTGATAAGATACAGCTTATGACTGAAACGATGATGAGTAATGATGTTTGTCGCGACCTTATAAAACCTGTTTTATCTGAAGTAGATTACGAAGAGCCACGTGTTGGTAAGATATTCGATAATATGTGGAAAGGTAAAGCAGACATTATCAATCATGAAGAGAAGCTAGTGATTGATCTTAAAACAACTGCTGATATAGATAAGTTTAGATGGTCAGCTTCTAAATACAACTATGATAGTCAAGCTTATATATACAGCACACTTTTCGGTTATGAAATGATCTTTATTGTTATAGATAAAGAGACTAAGCAAGTTGGTATATTTGATTGTTCACCTGAGTTTTATAAACGCGGTGAGGAAAAAGTCAGACAAGCCAGTGCAGCTTACGATTTGTTCTATAAGACAGAAGATTTTGATCACGACCAATATTTAATTAATCAAACCCTTTAAATTTTAAAACCATGGCAAGAAGAAAAATGAAAGTATGTACAATTTCAGGAAGAAAATTTACAGCAGATACTAAGAATTTTTATGTAAATCATAATACTACTGATGGTTTGCATCCATACCACAAGAGCTTCGATAATTTCCGTCGAACAACAGGAGCTACAGTAAAACAAGTTCGACAATTAGTTAACTTAATAAATGGATAATTTATGGCGAGTATTATTAAAACAAGTATCAACTTAAACGAGATACCAAAAGACAAAATCATTAATGGTAAAAAAGGTAAATACTTACCTATTACAATAACTCTTAATGATGAGCCGGATCAGTTTGGTAATCAAGGTCCAGTCTGTGTTGATCAGACTAAAGAAGAGCGTGATGCTAAAACAGCTAAGACTTACTTAGGTAATGTTAAGGTTGTGTGGACTAACGGTGAGAACGTTAACGCAGCACCACGTGATAATATGCCACAGCAAGCTGCACCGCAGCCTGCACCAGTAGATAATGATTTACCATTTTAAACTTAATTAATGGAGACAGTAGAGATCAATGGATTTTTGATTGATGAGTTCAATCAACATGGCTTGGAAGCCGGTAAAACGCAGGGGATTTGTCCCCTGTGTTCGTCTTCTAGGAAACCTGAGAACAGGAAAGCAAAATGTGCTTCCTATGATTGGGAACGTGGTCTCGGTACCTGTCATAACTGCGACACTAGTTTTCAGTTACATACATATAAACGTAAAGGTGAATCAACACGTGAATATGTGAAACCAGAAACAGAGGGCTATATTGTATCAGATAAAGTTGCAAAATGGTTTGATGAACGAGGTATATCTAAACAAACACTTCAAGATCTTCATGTTCGCGAAGGTAAAGAGTTTATGCCTCAAACTGGTAAACTTGAAAATGCTATACAGTTTAATTATTATATGGGTATGGACCTTGTTAATATTAAGTATAGAGATGGTCGCAAGAATTTTAAGTTATATAAAGGTGCTGAGAAAATATTTTACAATATTAACAGTGTTGTAGGATATGATTGGTGTGTTATCGTTGAAGGTGAAATGGATGTGTTAGCATTTCATGAAGCTGGTATTAAAAATGTAATATCAGTACCTAACGGTGCAACATTAAACAGTAACAACTTAGATTATCTAGATAACTGTATCGACTACTTAGACGGTATGAATAAAATAGTCTTAGCAGTTGATGCTGATGAACCAGGTCAAGCTCTTAAACAAGAGTTTATCAGAAGGCTTGGTGCTGAAGTTTGTTATCTAGTTGATTTCGGTAATGTTAAAGATGCTAATGACTACCTTCTACATTACGGCAAAGAAGAACTACAAAACGTTATTAATGCAGCGTCTCAAGTTCCTCTTGAAGGTGTATCAACACTGCGTGATGTTGAAGGTGAGTTATTAGACTTTGTACATAATGGCTTCAAACCTGGTTATCAAGTTGGTTTAGAAAACTTCGATAAGATATTTTCTACATACACGTCGCAGTTTATAACTGTAACAGGTATACCATCATCAGGTAAGTCAGACTTTGTGGATCAGATGTGTATAGGTTATAATAAAAACTACGGTTGGAAAACAGCTTATGCATCTCCTGAAAACAAACCTAACTATTTACATGCGCATAAATTAATTCGTAAGACTTGGGAAGGTATGCCTACAAAGGCTGATGTTGATAGCGATAAATGGAGACAAGTTACTGATCATGTTAACGATAACTATTTCTTTATAGATATGGATCGTTATACTCTTGACGAAGTTCTAAGCAAAGGCGGTGAACTAGTTAAACGTAAAGGTATTAAATGTTTAGTTATCGATCCATATAATAAGGTTAGAGATGTTAACTGTAAAACAGAAGACGTTAACCGTTATACTATGGAATACTTAACTAAGATCGAAGTCTTTGCAAAGAAGTATGACGTGTTAGTTATTGTAGTTGCTCACCCTACTAAGATGTATAAAGACAAAGACGGTAAGATTGAAGAACCGACTATGTATAACATTAAAGGTGGTGGTGAATGGTACGATGCAAGTTACCACGGCTTATTGGTTCACAGAGATTATGAAGCTAAAACTGTTAAAGCTAAAGTATTGAAAGTTAAGTTTCAAAACCTTGGTGAAAACGGTGCTGAAGCTCATTTTAGCTGGGAACCAAAGTCTGGTAGCTATGTACCACTGGCTACTGATATGGTACAAGATGAGGCTTTACCCTGGGAATAATGTTTAAGAGTTATAAAAAAGCGCCGTCACGCAGAGCACCTTATTTACACCCGACAAAAGATCAATATGAAGCTTGGGCTTGGTGTGTTAATAATAAGATAGGTGTATGTGTTATTCCAGACTGGAGTAATTCTGGTAAATGGAAGGTTGAGATAATTATAAACGATAAAGTTACGGTTGACCCTAAAACATATGAAGGAGTAGAGGCTTTAAACAAGATGTATGAATACTGTAAATACTATAAAGACAAATATGAAAACACACTTTGAAAATGCTAATGAAGCTTATGAGTATTATCACGATCGTATACTAACGGATGGTATACCATTTGATAATACTAAAGCTTTATTTAATATAGGTTTTTATTTAGAAAATCCTACATTAAGGATGATAACAAATAAAGAGCGTAAATGGAGTCTTGATTATGCAGAAGCTGAATGGCAATGGTACTTATCTGGTGATGCAAACATTAAAAAGCTAGGTGAGATATATGGTAAAGTACCAGCTATATGGAAACGTATGGCTGATAGTAGCGGCGAGGTTAATTCTAATTATGGTTGGCAATGGAGAAGAAATAATCAGTTCCATCATATAGTTAAAATGCTAAGACGTAATCCTAAAACTAGGCAAGCAGCTATAAGTATATATGATGCTAAAGAAATAAATAAATATAAACACGACACACCATGTACTTACGCTGTACAGTTTAGTATCATAGATGAAAAGTTATGTATGTCAGTGTATATGCGATCTAACGATCTTTGGTATGGCTTTTGTAATGATCAATATCAATTTTCTAATCTGCAGCAGATGGTTGCTGAAGCGTTAGACAGAGAGATTGGTTGGTATTACCATCACGCACATAACTTACATTTATATAACGATAAGATATGAAATACTATTTATACCACATACCCGGTAAGAAGATCGGTGTAACTAAATTTCCCGTTAGTAGAATAGAACATCAACAAGGATATGGTCCTGATGAATATGTTATTTTAGAGGAGTCTGAAGACATAGACTATATATCTAAACGTGAAATAGAGTTACAGAAAAGTCACGGTTATCGTGTAGACGAGACCTTATATAAACAGTTAAACCCTAATAATAATACAATGAGAATAAACATCACAGAGCAGACAACAACCTTTCCATGTCCAATTAATAAGTTAAAAGGCAGATTGATGGATAACTTAGGTATGGTTATACAAACAGCTCACAATAGACATGTTGTAGATAAAGAGTTGGTCGATTGGATAATGAAAAACATAGTAACATCTCAGTTCAATGAAGATAGATGTTACGTATACAACAAAGCAATGTCTAATTTTCAGGATCATTTAGATTCTAATAATATAGATAAACAAATATCTCACAGTGATCTATTCACTAAGATAAGACGTTGGGCTTATGAACGTGGTATATATGATCACGGTGATTCTAAAACTCAATACGTTAAGTTAATGGAAGAAGCTGGTGAATTAGCTGAAGGATTATTGAAGAAAGATAAACCAGAGATTATAGATGCTATAGGCGATATGGTTGTAGTGTTGACAAATCTAGCTAAGCTAGAAAAATTAGATATAGAAGACTGTATAGAAAATGCTTATCAAACTATATCGAAACGGACAGGTAAAATGGAGAATGGAACGTTTGTAAAAAACACATTATAATATGAGTAGTAGAGAGGTAATGGATGCGAAAAACGGAGTATCAACTAGAACTATGAAGTTTAGAGATCCTGTAGTTGAAAACGTTTGCGACAAGTTTTTACGTAGATCAGATGTTGGTTACGAAAAATATGGCCGTACACTAGACGACGAACGTAGAGGTAAACATAAAGACTTGTTAGGTTATTTAAACGACATACAAGAGGAATTAATGGATGCGATATTGTATATTCAAACAGCACGTGAAGAGATGATAGATAAAATGGAAGAGCAACGTATGAATATTATAATGCGCAACGGTAACAGCGGAGAACATTATGACAACACGCCGGACTCGGATTATTAAGAAAAAGAAAGGTCCAGTTAGAGCTAAGAAGGTGGTACACGATGGTATCACCTTCGCCTCTGGGCTTGAAAAATATATGTATAAAGCACTTAAAGATAATAAGATTAAATCTAAATATGAAGGAGAAACATTTGTTTTACTAGATGGCTTTTACTTTGACAATGAAGTATATGAACGACAGTCAAACGGTAAAGGTGAAATGGTAAACAGAGGTTGTAAACGTATACTACCAATTAAGTATACACCTGATTTTATAGGTAATGACTTTATAATAGAGACAAAAGGTAGAGCTAATGAAAGTTTCCCTATGAGGTGGAAATTATTTAAGAGATTAGTTATGAATCAATTTCCTAATGTAACTTTATATAAGCCACAAAATCAAAAAGAGTGCGATAAAGTTATTGAATTAATCTTAGAAAAAAGAAAAGCAAATGATAGTTGATTGGGAATTAAGTTTAGGGTTTTACCCAGGTGTGCTACTAGGTTTTAGAAGTTATCCTGATACAGGTAATGGATTAGAAAACCACGTTATATATATACCGTTTGTAGATGTTTGTTTAACTATACAAAGAGAAGTTGAAAATGAAGAGTGATATATTTAGAAAGAGAGTTAACATATTACCTTATGAATACCCGCAGTTATTAGATTATAAAGATGCTATTCGACACTCTTACTGGATAGACACTGAGTTTAATTTTACTGATGACATTCAAGACTTCAAAGTTAATATCGACGAAAAAGAAAGAGATATAATTAAGAAGACTATGTTATCGATAGCTCAGATCGAGGTAAGCGTTAAAACTTTTTGGGCTGATATGTATAAGCGTATGCCTATCACTGAGATCGGTGATGTTGGTATGACGTTTGCTGAGTCTGAGGTAAGACATAAAGATGCTTACGCAAGACTTATACGTATACTAGGTTTAGAAAAAGAGTTTGAAACTGTGGTCGAAGTACCTGCAATAAACAAACGTATAAAGTATCTGACTAAATACTTGGATGGCACAAGATCTAAAGACAATAAGATGTATACTAAATCAGTGTTGTT